GGCGGCCCGCTATGGCATGCCAGCGCCGACGAGCGCGCCCGGCGAATAGGCTGGCGCGAGGTCGTCGAGCATATCCACGCGCGTATCAACCAGGCCAACCCACCAGGACGACGAGCCCATGAGTGAAGTTATCGAAGCGCCGGCGGTTGCGCCTGTCGCTGAACCCGCACCCACTGCCGCCGCTCCGGCTGCCGCCCCCTCGCTGCTGGCGACCGGCAACGCACCGGCACCCGAGCCGAGCAAGATCCCGGAGAAGTACGTCGTCAAGCGCGACGACGGCACGGTGGACCACGAGGCTACAGCGCTGAAGGTGGCCGAGGGCTATACGCACCTGGAGCGTCGGCTAGGGGCGGGCGATGCCCCGCCGAAGACGCCAGAGGATTACGCGCCGGCGGTGACGGTGCCGATGGACATGGCCGCACTCAAGGCCGATCCGAAGTACCAGGGTTTTCTCAAGGGTGCGCACGCCCGCGGGATGACGAATGCCCAGCTCGGCTACGTGCTGGAGCACTACGCATCGTCTGTCAAGCCCGATCCCGTGGCGGCCGAAGCCGATCTGCGCAAGGATTGGGTGAGCGACGATCAATTCCAGCGCGGGCTATCGCAAGCCTACCGGGCCGCAGTTCGGTTTGCCGGGTCGCCCGAACTCCAGGCGCGTCTCGAATCGAAGTTCGGATCGGACCCGGATTTCATTCGCCTGATGGCGCGCGTCGGGTCTTCGATGGGCGAGGATCGTCCTCCGCAGCAGGCGCTATCGGCGGCCGAGTCCGACACTCTGGCCGCGCTGATGGCGCATCCGGCCTATTTCGACTCCAAGCATCCCGAGCATTCCATCATCGTGCGCAAGGCGACGGAGCTTTACGGCCGCAAGTTCGGCGGTTGATGTCGCACTGCGCGCGGCATATACTGCACGCAATCTGCCCGGCATGGCTGCCGGATACCGGATGGATACGCCCGAGGGACAGCCAAACGCCGCGCTGTCCCGCTGAATACGCGGCCCCGATGGGACACCCGCACCAGGCGATATGATCTTCATAGGACGACACGATCATGTCCACCAGTGCCACCATCACGACTGCCTTTCGGCAGCAGTTTCACGACACGTTCATCCATGCGTTGCAGCAGAAGGAGTCGCGCTTTCAGGGCGCGGTCGTCGATCGCGGGATGATTCAGGGTTCGTCGTTCACGACGAACAACATCGGCACCGTCGAGGCCCGCGAGGTCACCGGCCGATACCAGGACAAGGAAGCGCAGGACGTTTCGCACGAGACGCGGATTGCCTACATGGCCGATTACGACATCGGCCCGCTGGTCGTCGATGCCTTCGACCTGGCCAAGCTCACGGCGGATCCCACGTACAAGTATGTGGAACTGCTCGTTGCCGCAGCCAATCGCCGGAAGGACAAAACGATCTACCGCGCCTTGCTCGACGGCGCGCCGACCCGATCGTCCGAAGGTGGCTCGATCACCAGCACGGCGATTCCCTCCGGGCAGCAGATCGCAGTCGGCGGCACGGCCTTCACCAAGGCCAAGCTGATCCAGGCGAAGCACCTGTTCCTTGCCAACGAGGTCGACGACAGCGAAGAGCTGTACATGATCTATGACGCCATCATGGCGCGGCAGATCATGGCGGACACCACGCTGACGAGCGCGGACTTCATGGCGGTGCAGATGCTCCAGGCCGGCGAGGTCGCGCGCAACTGGATGGGCTTCACCTGGATCCCGTATCAGGCGCTTGATCTGGCGGCGGCCAATACGAACCGCACGGTCGCGTTTGCGAAGTCGGCGGTGCAGTTCGGTACCGGCATCGATGCGAAGACCGACGTGGATGTCAACAAGGCCAAGCGCGGCAACCCCACGGAAGTCTACGGCTGGCTCTCGCTCGGCGCGGTGCGTCAGGATGAGAAGAAGGTCGTCCAGATCGACTACCTCACCAACACCGGCTTCTGAATCTCTGAAGGAGAGCCATCATGGCTGAATTCGACTCCAGGCAACTCACCAACCGCGAAAGCACGTCGGCCCGCCAGAAGGTGCCGCCGTATGACCAGGGCCGCATCCATGTGGAGGTTGCCACCACGCCCGCCACGGCGGCCTGGGCGCAGAACGACACCTGGAATACGGGCATCATCGTTCCGAAGGGGGCCAGGATCCTGCGCACGGGCTCGCTGCAGCATTCGGCATGGGGAGCGTCCGTCACCTGCGACGTGGGTATCCGCGCGCTGGACGACGGCACGGTCATCGATGTGGACGGCATCGCTGACGGGCTCGACATCGCGGCCGCCGGAGCCAAGAGCCTGACCAGTGGCTCGCTGTTCGTCGGCGGCATTTCCAACGTCATGACGGAGGATGTCGAGGTCTACGTGACCGCGCTGTCGGCGAACCCGACGGACAACGCGCAGGCCGAGATCGAGATTCACTGGGTCGGCCCGCAGTCCTGAGCCATCGCGCATGCGGTAGATCCATAGGGGGGGCCGCGCGCCCCCCTTTTCTTCGGAGCAAGCATGTCGACAGCTACCCCGGTATCGATTTGCAGCAATGCCCTGCTGATGCTGGGCGAGGCGCCGCTGAGCAGCTTCGACGACGACTCGGACCGCGCCCGACTGGCGGCGAACCTGTGGCCGACCGCGCGCGACTATGTGCTGCGCCGGCACCCGTGGAATTGCGCCATCAAGCGGTTGACGCTGAATCCCGATGTCGACGCGCCCGACTCGGATTACGCGCGCAAGTTCACATTGCCTGGCGATTGCCTGCGCGTCTTGTCGGTCGGCCGGCAGTATGAGGTCGTCGACTACCGGATCGAATCCGGCAAGATCCTGTGCGACGAGGCGACGCTCGTGCTGCGCTACATTTGGCGCAACGAGAATACGGCATCGTGGGACGCCGGTCTGGTATGGGGCATGACGCTTGTCATGCGCGCCGTCTTTGCCTACAGCACCACGCAGAGCGCGAGCATGGAGCAGCTCGTTGAAACCGTGCTGCGGCAGGTTCTCAAGGAAGCGCGGGCGGTCGACGGGACCGAAGATCGGCCCGAGCCGATGGACGATAACCCGCTGATGTGGGCTCGAAACTCGCAGGGACGGGCGTTTTGAAAGCCAATTTCAAGCAAACGTCATTCGTCTCGGGGGAATGGTCCCCGCGCGCGCTCGGGCGAACCGATCTCGATCGATACGAAGCCGCGCTCAAGCGGTGCCGCAACGCATATCCGCTTCCGCAGGGCGGCGTGCGGAGGCGGCCGGGTACACGGTATGTCGACGATGCCCTGACCACGGATGCCTACGGTTCGATTCTGGTCCCGTTCGTGGCCGGGCGCGACGAGGCATTCATCGTCGAGATGGCGGACTTGCAATGCCGGGTGCGCTCGCCCGATGGGGCGATCGTCGCCACGCTCACCAGCCCATACGCGCAGGCGGACCTGGCGTCGCTCGATTGGGCGCAGGCCGATCGGACGATGTGGCTCTTCAATGGCGCGCACCCGATCTATAGGCTACAGCTATTCGACGGCGGAGTGTGGGCGCTGGCTGAGGCCCGCTTCACGAGCGCCCCATTCGGGGAATTCGGACGGCAGATCAACGTTACGGCATCGCTCAGTTCGGCCGCCGTGGGGGCCGGACGCACCGTGCTTGCCCTGGCGAGTGTCTTCCTGCCCACGGATGTCGGGCGCGGGATCATCGCCAATTCCGGGCTGGCAGTCATCACGGCGTACAACAGTCCGTTGAATGTGACGGTCGAGGTCACCCGGGCGTTTGCCTCGATCGCATTGCCGGCGGACGAGTGGCTGATCGACGTGAGCCCGCAGACCACGTGCACCCCAAGCGCGAAGGATCCTGTCGGCACAGCCATTACCCTCACTCTGGCCGCCGATGGCTGGCGGTCGGATGATGTCGGGAGCATGGTCCGCATCAATGGCGGCCTGTGCGAGATCACCGGCTACACGAGCGCTACCGTGGTCGCGGCGGTGATTGTCGACGAACTGTCGGCAACGACAGCGGCGCCTGCGTTGGCATGGGGGCTGCTGCCGCCGGCATGGGGCAAGTATCCCGCGTGGGGATACCCGCGGACGGGGACCATGTATCAGCAGCGGCTCATCGCGGCCGGGTCCGCGAAGTTTCCGCGCACGGTATGGGGCTCGCGGCTGGGCGAGCCGCTGGACTTCGCCATCGGGACGACTGACGATCGGGCGTTTTCGTTCACCCTCGATGGCGACGAAAGCGGGCCGATTGCCTATGTGAGCGCGATGCAGGATCTCGCGGTCATGACCGAATCCGGCGAACTGTCCATTCGGTCGGGGGTGGAAAAGCCGTTGACGCCGACGAACATTCGGGTGCGCCCGGACAGCACGCACGGCAGCGCGGCAGTGCGCCCGCTGTCCGTGAGCGGCGAGACGATCTTCGTGCAGCGCAGCGGCCGCAAGGTGCGCAGCCACGGCTACCGCTATGACGTCGATCGATACAGCAGCCCGGACATCACGGCCCTGGCGGAACACCTGCTGAAGCCTGGCGTGGTCTGGATGTCCTATCAGCAGGAGCCGGACCCGATCATTTGGGCCGGCATGGCGGACGGATCGCTTCTGTCCTGCACGGTCGACCGCGACCAGCAGCCTATCGTGATGGGCTGGGCGCGGCACGAGACGCAGGGCCAATTCGAGGCAGGCGCCGTCATTCCGTCCGGGGACATGGATGTCCTGTGGGTCATCGTGCGGCGTAGCATCGGTGGGGTCGAGAAGCGCTATCTCGAATACTTCGACGTTGCGGCTTGTCCGTTCCATCCTGACGTGGCGACCGAGCCGGACTACGGCCTGATGGTCGACTGCGCCGCTGTCATCGACAACAATCCCGGGTTCGTATCGGTCACGGCCGCGCACCTTGCCAGCGCCGATGTCGAGATCGTCGGCGATGGATCCAAGCTGCCGGCGGCTACGGTATCGGGCGGCGGAAACCTGAGCCTGCCCCGCGCCGTGAAACGCTGCATCGTCGGTCTTTCCTACGATACCGAAATCACCCTTCTTCCGCCGGAGCTTCCGCCGGGTGCGGGATCGATCAATAGTCGGCCTAGCCGTACCGCTCGCCTGACCATGCGTTTCGTCGACACGATCGGCGCGCGGGTATCGAATGCGGCCGGCGGGGCTGCGCTCGTGCCATTCCAGCGCCTGGGGTCCGAGCTGCTCGATCAGGCGCCGCTGCCGAAAACCGGGGTTTACAGCCAGGTCATCCTCGGATGGGACGTTGACGACGAAACCTCGATCACGCAGGCCGAGCCGATGCCGCTGCATATCCTGTCTGTCATCCGCGAGCATACGGGGAACACATGATCGTCACCCGTCAGGGGTCCATCGCCACTGCCGACCGGCTCCAGCTGCATCCCCATGATGCGGCCGAACTAGCGGCGGCGGGGCTCACGCTGCGCGAGGCGCTGGCGACTGCGGAGATCGAGGAGGCATGGTACGGAGACACCATGATTGCGGCATACGGGCTCGCGCGTGGAGACGACTTCGGCATTCCATGGATGCTCAGTGCGGATGTGATCGACGCTGCGCCGCGGATGGCGGTATCGATGCACGCAGTCGGCGTCGTGCGCCGGTGGCGGGCGCGGGTATCGGCAATGAAGAACATGGTACACGCTCATAATGCGCGGGCGGTTCGCTTTGTGTCGTGGCTCGGATTCGAGGTACACAAGGATCCCGTAGGCCCGCGCGGCGAGTTTCGCCTGTTCACATGGGAGCGCGGCAATGTGTGACCCGATCACGATCGGACTGGCGACATTCCAAGCCTCGTCCCAGGTCCAGGCCGGGAAAGCGGCCTCAAAGGAAGCCAACGCGCAAGCTCGCGAGGCAGAGTATCAGGGGGCCTTGGCGATGGACGATGCTCGCGTCCAGGCCCGCATGATTCGGCGCGAAGGCGAGATTGCGCGCGGCGAGACGCTGGCGGGTATCGCGGCCTCGGGCGTGAAGATCGGCGAAGGCTCGGCACTGGAAGCCGAGCGGCAGGTGATGGAAGACTTCGCGGTCGACGAAGAAATGATGCTGCTGACAGGCAAGCGGAATCAGCGGCAAGCGCAGACCACGGCCGCGAATGCCCGCCGGGCAGGCAGGAACGCGCAGCGAACCGCGAACATCGGCGCGTTTACATCGTTGCTATCTGCCGGGGCGTCTGGACTCAAGACCGCCGGGTGGGGGAGCAAAGGCCCGGGGTTCTCGGGACAGCAAGCCCCGGCCCCCATTGTCGATCTGAGCTTCCGCGGAGGTCGATAAGTGGCAACGATCCCCATCACGCGCGGCCCGCAGGTACGTCCTGGCAATGTTCAGCAGGCTGGCGTCAACGTCAACGGCGAGCAGGTCGGCATGGCGGCGGCACGCCTGGCCGGCACTGCGCAGGGCATCGTGTCGGAATTTCGCGGGATCGAGGCGCGCCGCGAGGCGGAGGAACTGCAACGGCAGGAAGCCCAGGCCGACGCGGCGCGGCGCGCGAAGGATGCGATCGCGCTCCATGCAGCCGAGGATCACCTGACAGCCATCAGTGACGAGCTTGCGGCCGGGATCCTCACGGGGCAAGTCCCGGCGACGGATGCAGACAAGATCTGGAAGGAGCGCAGCAACAGTGCTCTGGAGGAATTGCGAAAAGGCTTCAGCGACGACGGCCGCACCATCGTCGAGCCGCGGTTGCAGGGCGAGCAATTCCGGCTCGGGCGCGGTCTCGCGCGGACCGTCGAGAAGAAGCAGCGCAATGATGTCACGTCGGATCTGAACACGCGCCTACAGCAACTGAGCCGCGACTACATGAAGGATCCGCAGGCCGCGGAGCACAAGGCATTGGCGCTGCGGGACACGCTGGGGCCGTTCTCGAATCTCGACGCAAACGCCTGGGCCGATGAGTGGACAAAGCACAAGTCCCGAGCGCAGCTCGTGGCCGGGCGCGACATCGTATCCCGCGCAGGTGACGACTACCGGCTATTGCCCAAAGCGCGCGAAGCGCTGGCAACGCTGCCCGATCTCGACCCAAACGACCGCGTGACGCTGGAAGACCGACTGCGGAACTACCAGGCGCAGGCCGAGGCGGAGCGCGACCGCGAACGACTTCGGGCCATTGCCAAGGCCGAGCGGCGCGACGCGGCCGCGGCGCGGTACTACGATAAGACATCGCGTTTGTTCCTCGAAGGGCGCGTCACAAAGGAGCGGGCGGACGAAGCTATCCAAGCGCTAGCGGGAACGCAGTATCAGGGCCTGATGCGAGAGCTGATCGATCGCCAGAAAGAGATCGCCCCGCTTGCAGCGCAGCCGACGCGCGTATTGCAGCGCGCGCTCGACGAACTGTCCACGGACATGGCAGTCACCGGGGTTGATGAGGCGAAGCTCAAACAGCGCAAGACCGTCGAGCGAGTCATGAGTGCACAGAAAACGGACATCGCCAACAAGGGCGGGCTTCGTGCATGGGGCGAGCGCGGCGCCTATGGTGCCGAGGGGATGCCGAAGCCGATCGATCTGTCGGTGGGGCTAGGCCCGGAGCTGGCGCAGCAGATCCGCGACCGTATCAAGGCGGCGGAGACGGCCACGCACCTAAGCGGCAAGGCCGAATCGCCGCTATACCCCGAGGAAGTCGCGGCACTGTCGCGGATGCTCGACAACACGACGGCCGACCAGCAGAGCGGCTTCGTCGCCATGGTATCGGAGGCGTTGCCCCCGCACATGGCCGCAGCATTCGGGCGGCAGATCGACGACAAGAACCGTGCGCTATCCCTGGCGATCGGCATCGGCGATCAGAACAAGGCTGCGCTTATCCTGCGCGGAGCACAGCGGATCAAGGAGGCGCAGACTGGCGGCGTCAAGGCCAAAGGCGACGACGAGCGGAAGGCGTTGCGCGAGGAGGTGCTGGACGCTCTCGAAGGCGTGGAATTGCCGCCGCAGTGGCGGCAGGACGTGCTCGATGCCACGGTGCTGATGTTCGAGGGCATGCGCAGCAGCGGCAACGCGTCCCCGCGCGCATCCGCGGTTCTTCGCGCAGCCATGGGCGGGACGATCATCGAACATGCCGGCCGTCAACTGCCGGTGATTGGCGACATGGACGAAGACGACTTCGATGCCCGGCTGCGCTCGTATCCGCTGTCGAAGGTCAATGCCGTGGCCGACGACGCCTATCTCTACATTCCTGGCGGACGCAAGATCAGCACGCCGGAATTCCTGGATGCCTTGCCGAGTGCGGCTCTCGTGCCGGTAGGCCCGGGACGGTATGTCGTGCGGCAGGGGCAGGGCTACGTTCTCGACCGCGACCGCAAGGCGGTTGTCGTGGAAGTGCGGTAATGCTCGGCGACGCCTACACAGACGATGTGCTGTCGGCGGTCCCGCGGATCGACGCCCGGCCGCCTACGCTAGAGAAGGCGCGCGGTTTCTGGTCGCATGTCGGCGGTATGGTCGCGGCCCCGTTCACTGGAGTTGCCACGGGTGCAGCGCAGGTCAGCGCGACGCTGTACGAACTCACGGAACCGTTCGCGCGCACGATGGGCGCGATCGAGTCGGGGCGATCGGTATCTGAAGAACTGGAACGCCCGTCATTCGAGATCGGGCGCGAGGCCGAAAAGATTCGGCTGGGCGTTCACGAAGCGCTATCGCCTGACCCGGAAACTGCGACGGCGGCTGAACACCTGCTCTACGAAGTCGGGCGTGTCGGCGTCAAACTCGGCATCGGAGCGGCCGCCGGTCCGGTGGGTATCGGTGCGCTGTCCGTGGAGGAAGGCTACACGGAAGCGCGCAACCTCATGCGCGAAGGCGTCGATATCGAGACCGCGCTCAAGGCCGGCGGGGTTCGCGCTGGGACGACCGCGCTGGCGGTCCTTCCGCTTGTCGGGCCGACAATCAAGGCCACAGTCGGCCTGACGGCGGTCGGCGGTCCCGGGGCATTCGTAGCCGAGCAGGCGCTCACCCGGAAGATTCTGGAGGATGCCGGATACGATCGGCTAGCCGCGACATACGATCCGGCGGACCCGTTCGGGCTGGCTGTGTCGTCGCTGCTGCCGCTGCCGTTCGCTTTTCTGGGCGCCAGGGCCGCACGCGCCCGAACGCTAGGGGCCGATCTGGCGCGCGAGATCGAGGCGCAGGTGTCGTTTGTTTCACGGGAAACAGCCGATGCGGCGCACGTCGCGGCCGATGTGCGCGCCCGGGAACGGGTGTCACTGCGAACGGACTTGGAAGGCTCGGCCGCGTATGCTCGCGCGCTCGACGTGGCGGAAAAGCAGATGGCCCGCGGCGACCCGGTGGATGTCGCCGAACTGATTGCCGATCTTCCGTCCGCGCGCGTCGTCGAGTTGCAGGCCAGCGTGCGGGCATTGGACGATGAGATCGCAGCGGCGCAGTCGAAGGCGGCGGAAATCCTGCCAGAGCTGAGCGAGCGCGCCGAACCGGGGCAGATCCGCGGTGCAAAGGACGAACTCGCCCGGATGGAGCAAACGCGAGTCGATACCTCGCCCGAGGCTGTCAAGGCGATCGCCAAGCAAGTGCAGGCCGACGAGCGGGTTTCGTACAAGGCCGCCTTGTCCAAGGCCACCAAGCAAGTGAGCGAGCGAGCCGCGGAATGGGAAGCCAAAGCCACGCGGCTACGTGCGTTTGTCGAGCGCAACAAAGCAGCATCGACGCAGGAACAGCGGCTAGGCGAGATCGAAAAGCGAATCGCCGATCTGCAACGAAAGCGCGACAAGGAGCAGATCAAGCTCGACAAGGAAGTAGCACAATCGCCCGTGGATCGTGAGCAGGTAACGCGCCTCATTGACTTTGCGCGGGCCTTGCGCGAGATTGCGCCGGAACCAGTGCCGGAGGTACCTCTCCCGACTCCGATTCGCGGGAAGGCGCGCGATCTGGCGGCCGAGAATATTGCATTGCGCAAGGAATCCGCCGTGATGCGCAAACTCATGGAGTGCATGAATGGCTGACGCACTAGACCAGATCGAGGGCCTGCTCAAGACAATGCGGGACATGGGGCGCCATGACGCGGAGATCAAAGCCCTATTCGGGCAGATCAGCGCCGGCCTGGCGGATGTAGTCGCGCTGCTGGAAAAGCCGCGTGAGAAGGACACGAGCCTGGCGGCGGCGCTTGCGAATCTCAAGCTGCCTGCGCCGGTCATCAATGTGGCGCCGGTCGTGAAGTCCGATCTCCGCGAACTGCGCATCAAGCTGGAAACGAACAGTCGCGGCGAGGCGACGGGCATGATCCTTACGCGCGTGGAGCGGTGACATGGAAACGAAGATGGGCGGGCGTCTTGGCATCAGCGGCACGCTGGAATGGCGCGACAAGGACGGGAACATCCTCGGAACGACCGAGCTGTCTGGATCGGTCCCCCTTGATCAAGTTGAACTGATCGGCGAGGAAGCCGAGACGAAGGAGCAAGAAAGTGGCGACGATTGCAAATGAGTGCCGCAAGGCGGCGCTGGACGGCATTACCGGGCTTCTGTCCGGTGGTGACATCCGTTTCGACTCTGCGGCTGACGCGGAGCTGGCGGTTCTGCCGCTATCGTGGGCTGCCGCATCGACTGCGAGCCCGAGTGTCGCGGTCGGGACGGCCACGGCGGACACATCGGTTACGGCCGGAACCATCGCGAAGTTCATCATCCGCACCAGTGGCGCAGCGACGCGCATCAATGGCACGGTTGGGACTTCTGGCGCCGACTTGATCGTGACGGACAACGTGATCCCAAGCGGCGCGACCCAGGTTACTTCGACTGGCGGGATCTCGCTGTCGTTGCAACTGTCGTGATGCATGCGCTCCAACTGCGTCATCTTCGCGGTGCTGCTGTACCTGCGACTGCGGCGGCGGTGGGCGCGAAATCTGGACCGCGGGTTGTTGACGCCTCGCCCGAGGCTTGTGTTGCGCGGGTCGTTCATTCGCGGCGGCCCGTTTCATGTGCTGGTCGGGCGCGGAAGACGCGACGGCACGCTGCGGGTGGTGAGCTACAAGCCGCCGACGCACAAGAAACCGTATTGGGGTCACGCCGGCCTATTCTCGGGCCGCGTCGCGTGGGGCGATCCGCCGTGGCCGAATCAGTGAAGGACTGATAAATGGCATTCCGAGCAAGTAACGTGATCCCGCAGACCGCATACCAGACAACCAAGAGTGCGGCCGTGCAGCTGCGGCTGAACGTGCAAGCGATGGTGGCGCATCTCGCTGCCACCAATGCGACCTACGATTACTTGCGGGGCGTATACCAGACCCTGAAGCGGGCGAACGATCAGTTCACGTCGCTGCGCTCGACGCCGGGGCTCGCGGACTACGCCATGGCGCAAGAGGACGACCCGACCTACGATGTGGCGGCCGAGTTCGTTGGCATGCAAAACACCATTGCGTCCGCCCTAGCATGGATGGAGGCCAACGTCCCCTTGTCGGTTACGCTGCGTCCACTGAGTGAGTGGAACGACGGCGGCTCGCTGGTCGCAACGTCGTTCACCCCGGCGCAGACGGCGCAATTGCGCACCCACCTGAACGAGGTCGTCGCCTCAGTGGCGTAAGGAACCTGGATGGCTGCGACCTACGTCCAGGACCAAGAGGCCTACGTCAGTAGCGCTAGTGAGACGGGCATCTCGGTTACTCTGGACGCCGCGCCGACCGCAAACAACCTGCTGGTTGCGCATGTCCATGTACGAAGCGGCGATGGCATCTCGGCCATCACGGCATCGGGATGGTCAGGTGCGTCATTTGAGATCGTATCGGGCGAAGCCTCGGCGGTGCTGTACAAGGTGTCCGACGGCACTGAGACGACGACAACCTTCAGCTTTACGGGCGGCAATGGAGAACCCGCCGCCATCGTCACTGAGTTTTCTGGACTCGACTCGATAGCGCCTTTTGACGGGGCGTCTTCCATTGCAAGCGGCTCGGCATCGTCGCTCACGCCGAGCGACGTAACTCCGTCTTCTGCGCCGGGGCTCGCGCATGGCGGGGTATCGTGTACTATCGGAAGTTCATCGCGAACTCTTGACACCCCTGCCGGTTATACATTCATCGAAAGCGCTGGCTTAACCAGCGCATATAACCCGCTGATTCGGACGGCCTACAAGACATACGCGGACACCACAGCGGTGTCTGTTACTGGCACAGCAAGCGGGGCCACCGAATTGGCTGTGCACCTTGCGCTGTTCAAAGAGCCAACAGCCGGCTACACCCACCCCACCCTGAGCGCCGCAACTCTTGTCCCTGCGGGCGGCAACACCTATCAGCCGCGTGTGAGCTACAGCTTCCCCTGACATGGCCCGCACTGCCTACTGGATCGTCCACGCCGCGAGCGGCTGGACAGGCACGCCGACCGGCGCGCAGATTGCGGCGGGGCAGCAGTCCGATTCGTCGTCGGCGTCGTTCGCTGGCTCGGAGGCATTCGCGGCAGAGTCCGGCTCCGGCACGATCACCGAATCGACGGCGATCACTCTCAGCGCCGGCACTGCGTACAAGGTCGCCTGGACAATCTACGATGACGTAGCGCTGGACTACGCGACGGTTGAGGTCGGGGATTACGTCACCGCTGTTGATCTAGTCGCAAGTGCGATTGCCGTCTCTGGTACGGTCAGCGCGACCGGCGACATCCAGATCGGCACGAGCTTTGACCTGGCGGCCGACCCTGTAGCCATCAGCGGCGCCCTATCCATCAGCGGCGACATCGAAGCGAGCACGGCGCCGGCACTGGACATCGCGGCCGATCCTATCGCGCTGGCCGGCACGGTCGGACTGACCGGCGACATCCAGATCGGCACGTCGCTGGATCTGGTCGCCGATCCGGTGGCGATTGTCGGCGCGGTCGGGCTATCCGGCGACATCCAGCTCGGCACGAGTTTCGATCTCGCGGCCGATCCTATCGCCCTGTCCGGTACGCTTGCCGTGGCAGGCGACATCGCATCCTCAACGGAGGAGGGGATCATTGTCAGCCTGGGAGGGAAGCGCAAGCGGCGGATGATGGTGTCTGCCGAAGACCTACGCCGCGCCAGAATTGACGCATGGAATCGCAATCTCATGTATCTTGTCGGCGTCGCCGAAATGCTTGGTGAGCTTCATGCCTAGTCTGACATCGTGCCTGAAACTGGCTGCGCCGCACCTGCGGCCCGAAGCCATTGCGGCGATCACGACGCGGGCGGGGGCGTTGCGCGAGGAAGGGCTATCGGCAGTCGAAGCCGGGCGCAAGGCCGTCCAGGAGCAACTGGCCGGCACGGAAACGAAACTGACGGAAGTCACGAAGGCGATCGACGAGGGCCGGGAACTGTTCGCCGAGCCAGTGGCGCCGGATCCCGCGGCCGCGGCGACGGTGGCGCAACGCGAGGTGCGCGAGACTGCGGGCGACGTGGAGATGATCGCGCCGGATCGACTGGCGCAGATTGAGCGCGAATTCCCGGACATGCTTGTTGAACTGGACGACATGCCCCCGATGCCGGCGCGTGAACTGCTGCAAAAGATCGACGCCGAGGTGGCCGAAGAACTGGCGGATGCACCGCTATACAAAGCCGCGGCCGAGTGCTTCCTGATGCATGGGATGGACGCATGAACCCGCGTTGCCTACAGCACTTGAACAGCCTGCGCGCCCGGCCGCTGACGGCCGCACAGGCCAAGAAGATCGACGAGAACATTCGATCGATGGCGCGCGAGCTGTGGGACTTGGATCCGCAGTTCGCCACGCTCACGACTGAGCAGCGTACCCTGCGGGCGGCGGAACGCGCCATGCAGAAGATGCAGCACGAAGCGCAAATGAAGACGGTGCGCGCTCAGATGCAGATCGTTGCAACGGCCAAGGTCGAGGCGGAGCTCCGGCGCATTCGTGGCCCCCATCGTGCGGCGCAGATCGTGCATCACATGGAGCGGGTAGACACGCACGCAGACGCGATCCGCAACGAGTACATGGGGCAGATGATCCAATCGCTCGAAGCGGCGCACAGTACGGAGGGCGTCGGAGTCGGGCGTGCCATCCTGATGCGCGCACTTCAAGCCGATAACCCGCAGATGACACGCGATATCGTCACGGAGATTTACGCGAATGCCAACGGCGGCACTGGCAACCGGGTTGCGACAGATGTCGCGCGCGCGTGGCTGGATACCGTAGCGGAGAAGATGCGCCAGCGTTTCAACAACGCGGGCGGCGACGTTGGCAAGCTCTGGTATGGCTACCTGCCGCACCTGCACAGCACGGCAAAGATGCTCGCGGCGGGCGCAGACGCCTGGGCTACCCGCACGCTACAACGCATCGATCGCAGCAAGTATCGCGCCGATGATGGTCGACTGTTGAACGACGCTGAGACCCTGGATGTACTGCGCGGCATGTGGAAGTCGCTTGTCATCGGGGACCATACGCCCGGCAGCGTTACGGCCGCTCCAAGCCGTATCGCGCGCGGCAGTCAGAAACGTCAGCTTCACTTCAAGGATGGTGACGCATACATCGGCTACATGGCTGAGTTCGGCGACGGCACTCTCTACGATGCCATGTCCGGGCACATCGGCGGCATGGCTAGAAACATCGCGCTCGTCGAGGCATACGGGCCGAACCCGAACGCGCAGATGCGGCTGCAATTCGATCTCGCGGCGCAGCAACTGACGGTCAAGCCCGAGGCCCTGCCCCGCGTCTTCGGGATGCGCCCGCAGTCCTATTGGGATGCCCTGAGCGGCACCGCCGGCGCACCGGCATCGGTTGCGTGGTCGCAAGGCGGGCAACTGATCCGCAACGTGAATACGGCATCGATGCTGGGGAGCGCCGTACTGTCGGCAGTGGGCGACGTGGGCACGCTGATCCTTAGCACCGGCTACCACATGGGCATCCGCGGGTATATCGACCTGGCCATGAACCTGGCGAAGCAGATCGGCCCGGGCGGCAAGGAAATGCGGGACTTCGCAAACCTGCACGGCCTGCTTGCCGAGAGCGCGGCGAGCCACTTCAACCGCTGGGCGGGCGAGAATGTCGTTGGCGGATGGTCCGGGCGCGTGGCGAATTCCGTCATGCGGATCTCGGGCATGAACGCCTGGACGGATTGGCTGCGGCGCGGCTTCGGCCTTACCCTGATGGCCGCCACGACGCGGATGTCGCGCACGGCATGGAACGCATTGGACGCGGCCGATCGCGCGAAGATGGAGCGCGCCGGCATCACGCAGGCCGACTGGAACACACTACGGCAGGCACAACCAGACACGCTGCACGACGTTGACCTGCTCACGCCCGAGGCGCTGCGTGCCGCGGGCGCGTCCGATCAACTCGTCACGAAGTATCTGGCCTTCCTGATCGACGAAAGCGAGTATGCGGTCGTCAACCCCGACCTTGCGTCGCGCACGGTGACATCGTTGGGCGGCACGCAGGCGGGAACGGCACGCGGAGAAGTCGCGCGGGCGGTAATGCAGTTCAAGGCATTCCCGATCGCCATGGTCTCGCGGCACCTGCGGCGGGCATTCGAGCAGCCCGGGCCAATGAACACCCTGCTCTATGTAGGCGCCCTCATGTCCCTGAGCACGCTATTCGGTGCTGTGTCGGTGCAGATGAAGCAGATTGCGGCCGGGAAAGACCCGATCGATATGTCGCAGGGCAAGTTCTGGCCTCTTGCCATCTCCGCCGGCGGCGGGGCCGGTTTCATCGGCGATCTGCTGCTTAGGAACCACGCCGAGGATTTCAGCAAGACGCAATGGCTCTTCGAGCTGCTGGGGCCGTCGGCTGGCCGGCTCGCGCAACTCGGCGCCCTCGTGAAGGGCAACATCGACAGCACGCTGGCGGGCGAAGAAACGCACGCGGCCGGTGAAGCGCTGCGGCTCGGGAAATCGCTGCTGCCATTTCAGAATCTGTGGATCACGCGTGCGGCGATCGACAATGCGATGATTGCCAACATGCAGGACGCACTATCGCCAGGGTACATAGCGCGCATGAAGCGCCGCGCTCGCAAGAACTTCGGGCAAGATTACTGGTGGCGGCCGGGCGAACTGACGCCCGAGCGCGCGCCGGATGTCGCGGCAGCAGTCGGAGGGTAACGCCATGAAGGACATCGATAGCGAGCTGAAGCGGATCCAGGGCATTGCGATCGAGCACGCGATCGAGGAAGTCGACGCATCACATCAGCGCACGCTGGAGACCAAGGAGGAGCGTGGAGATCGTGGCTGGCTATCGCAGATGGCAAGTCGATCGCTTGCGGTAGCGGTCAAGATCGAAACGCTTCTCAACATGCGCAGAAACGGCGGCACGAAGGACGACGAGGAACGCGAGCGCGAGGCGAAGCAGCAGTTGCTCGACCAGGCGCAGGCCGAGGTCTCGCGCATTCTGCGCAAAGTGACGGAGCATGACGGCTAACTTCCCCACGTTTTTCTACCTATGGGCGCAAGTCCAGCGGTGGAACGTGCCAGATGTCCACTGGCGCGCGGTAACGTGGCTTGAACGGCGCGGCGATCATGCCGTGCTGCGGTGCTTCCGTGGCTTCGGCAAGTCCACATTGCTAGCCGCATACAACGCATGGCGGTTCTATTCCGACCCGACATATCGCATCCTGCACCAGGGCGACCAGGACGGCACGGCGCATAAGACGGCGCGCGATACGCGGGCGGTGCTTGAACGGCATCCGCTGACGCGGCACATGTCCCTGCGCGGAGAGGTCTCGTTTTGGTGGGTTCCGGGGGCGGCCGACGAGCGGAACCCGTCAATGCAAGCGGCGGGGATCCTGTCGAACATCACATCGTCGCGCGCGGACGAGGTGCAAAACGATGACGTTGAGGTGCCGAAGAACATCCAGACCCCGGAGGCGCGAGCCAAGTTGCGATACCGGCTGAGCGAGCAAACGCACATCCTCGTCCCGGGCGGGCGCAAACTGTATGTCGGCACCCCGCACACGCATCAGAGCCTGTATGACGAACAGGAACGACTTGGCGCGGACTGCCTGACGATCCGCATGTATGACAAGGAACATCGGATCGAGCGTTCTACCGAGCCGACATACAGCATCCCCTTCGAGCCCGACATCGTGTTTTCGGGCATCGGGGCGGGAGCTGTGGCGTTGCGTCGTGGCGCCCAATGGGAGTGGGCCAGAGGCACCCTGACGCTGTCGGCGCATGACGGTGCCGTCGTTGATTGCTACGCCGGGTCCGCATGGCCGGAACGGTTCGACGCGCCGGAAATGCTCAAGCGGCGGCGGGCATGCCGCACGCTCAACGAGTGGGATTCGCAGTATCAGCTACACGCGCGGCCCGTGACGGATACCCGTCTGGACCCGACACGCCTAGAAGGATACGACGCGGAGCCTGTGATTCGGACGGCGAACAAGGAAACAGTGATGATGCTGGGCGATGCGCGCATCGTAGGGGCGAGCCTGCGCTGGGATCCGGCGTCGGGCAAGCTCGACAGCGACGTGTCGGCTGTGGCGCTGGTATTCCAGGACGAGCAGGGCCGGCGGTATATCCACCGAATCACTCGGCTATTCGGGGATCTGGCTGTATTCGACAAGGACGGCAAGACGATCACTGGCGGCCAGGTGCTCGGCCTGTGCGCGCTGGTGCGTCAGTTCTACCTGCCGAGAATTACAATCGAGACGAACGGAATCGGCGGGTTTTCGCCCAGCATCGTGAAGGCTGCGCTGCGGCAGCAGGGGCTCATTGGCGTGGGCGTGAGCGAAGAACAAGCGGTGACGAACAAGAACCGGCGAATCCTCGAAGCGCTTGAACCGTTACTGCTCACGGCCGGGCAGCTCCTGGCGCATCAATCGGTCCTGGATGGGCCGCTGCCGGAGCAGATGCAGGAATGGAACCCGGAGATCAAGGATCAACCGGACGACTATCTGGACGCCCTGGCAGGGGCCGTGACGGAAACGCCCGAGAGGATGTGGCACATCAAATCAGGGCCGGCGCGCGAGCCGGAGAGCTGGCGACCGACATCGGGCGTCTACAATGTGATCATGTAGGGGGATAGCAATGGCGGTTACCGAACAAGTCCCGGCGCAGGCATACACGGCTAGCGGGGCGACGGCCGTTTTCGGCTACTCCTTCCAAGTGCTCGATGCCGATGATCTCAAGGTCATGGTCGATGGCGCGGAGGTCACGTTCTCGGCTACCGGGATCGGCGATCCTGGCGGCGGGTATGTCACGCTGACCGCGACCCCTACGGGCGGCGCCCGCGTGCTCGTCTACCGCGATTCGGTCCTGGCGCGGCTGATCGACTACCAGACGGCCGGAGATTTCCTCGCTGCTGTCGTCAATGCCGACTTCGACCGGCTCTGGCTGGCAATCCAGGAACTTGCGGACGGGTACGGTGCCTCGCCCCGCTCGCTGCGCGTGCCGATCGGCGAGACCGTGGCAGACCTGCCGGCCGCAGCGTCACGGGCCGACAAGCTGCTTGGGTGCAACTCCAGCGGCGAGTTTGTCTTCACTGCTCCGGCGGACGGCTCGGCGGCCGCGCTCGCTCTCCAACTGGCGGACGACACGGACGGCAACAATGGCGCCGGCCTGATCGGCTTCGACGCTGGTCTATCCTATCCGGCCGGCACGGTCGGGGCCGTGCTCGCGGCGATCGGCGATGGCGGCGTGGTCGTGCATGACACGCTGGCCGATCTCCGAGCGGCAACGGACAGTGCATCCGTGGCGATCACCCGCGGCTATTGGGCGGACGGCGACGGCGGCGGCGGAATCTACTTCCTGCAATCGGGCGCGTCGCCCGGCGACAACAACGGCACGATCATCGAACGCGATGATACGGCATGGTACCGGCTGCACGTCGTCGGCGAAGACATCCTGGCGAAGCAGCTCGGCGTCTACCTGCCGGCGGCCCGGGTCGAGGAAGAAGACCCTGGAAACCCGGGGCACCTGATCATTTGGACGGGCGCGAAGACGGACGGGACCGGACTGGAACCGGCTGTCCTGCCGAACGGCTACAGCACGTCGACTTGGCTGATGGCGGCAGATGCCATGGCGCGCGGCCTTGGCAAGGCCCTTGTCATCGATGGCATCGCGCACTGCGATCTGCAAGTTACGGTCGCGGCGCCGACGACATGGAAATTCGCCGGACGCACAGGGGTCGGGACGGCCAATACCGACCTGAACATGCCGCAGTCCTATCTTTACCAGTCCAATCGTGGCATGGTGGGATCGGTGCTGCTGATCGTTACACATCCTGGGGTCCGGTTCTTCGGCGGCGGCATCCTCGGACCGGTGTACTACGATGCAACCGATCTTTGGTACTACCCGGACGGCGCGGCGCGCGACGGGATTTTCATCGGATCGAACAGCTTTGCTTGGTACAACGGCCCGGTCATCGCACGCATGGGTCGTGATGCCTACCGCATCGGCGACTACACGGGTGGCGCGGGCACGAATGCCAACGGCGTTTACCTGCAAGCGCCGGTCGCGTGCTTCAACGGCCGCCACGCATTCCACATCAGCGACGACTCGGGCTCGATCGACGCAAATACGTTCCTGATCGAGGGGCCGAAGGCGCAATGGAATGGCGAAACGGCCTTCCTGTTCGGCAAGACCGTACTGGGCGGCACCATCATTGCGCCGAAGGTCGAGACCAATATGCGCGGTTGGTTCTTCGACGCCGACACTGCCGATGTAGTGATCGTCGGCGGGAACACGGAAGCATGCACGGAACCGCTCGGGTGGCAGTACCGCCCGGAACTTGGTCCGCCGTGGGATGACGTTAGCGGGGGCGTGAACAACGTCGAGGAGGCGCCGCAGGCTGTCGGCCGTAACTTCTTCATCAATCATACGGTGCAGGGGGTCGTTCGGCACGACCTGGCGAACGGCGCGAAGGTGGAGCGGAACTTCAACAGCCGCAGCGCAATCGACATCACGAATACGGACAGCGGCTCGGGCGCCGACACCATGCTGCGCCTCACGACAACGGCCGGCATCGCTGGGATGTGGAAACGCAGCGCAGCCGCTGGCGGCGAACTGCTGATCGGCACCGAAGGCGCCTATCAGATCGGTCTGATGCTGAACTCGATCATCCGCTGGGGCTTCAATCCAGACGGATCGCTGGCAATCGGCGGATTCTCGGCGGTCGGCACCGCTGGTCAGGTGCTCACGAGTGGCGGGCCGGGGGCGGCGGTCTCGTGGGGCGCCGGCGGCGGCACGGCATCACCGCTCACGACCAAGGGCGATCTCTACACCTACAGCTCGACGAACGCGAGGCTTCCGGTCGGCACAAACACCTATGTACTGTCCGCCGACAGTTCCGAGCCGACCGGCCTGAAATGGGTCGCGGCAGGCACGCCAACGATTGTCAACCCGCTGGAAGTGGCGCAGGATCACGCCGGCGTCACCAAGGTCGTCGTCGAGAACCTATCCACGTCGACGGGCGCCTCGTCGCAAGCGCAGCTCATCACGGACCAGGGCACCGGCGGCATGTGGCAGCGCGCCACTGTCGACGGCGGCGAGTTCCTGTTCGGCACGATCGACCATGCCGGCGACGTTGGCCTGATGGTCAACGGGACGATCCGGTGGGGGTTCCTGCCCACGGGTGCACTGTCGATCGGCGGGTTCTCCGGGGCCGGCACAGCAGGGCAGGTACTCACCAGTGCCGGGGCTGGTGCTGCGGCCGCCTGGGCCAACGCATCACCGCTCACGACCAAGGGCGACCTGTATACGTTCAGCACGGCCAATGCGCGCCTGGCAAAGGGCACCGACGGTTACGTGCTGACGGCCGACAGCGCTGAAGCCACGGGGCTGAAGTGGGCGGAGGTCACCGGCACTGGCACGGTGACATCGGCCGCGATGACCGTGCCGACCGGCCTGAGCGTTTCAGGGTCGCCGATCACGGCGGCGGGTACGTTCGCGGTCACCTGGGCCTCGGGCTATCGAGCTTACACCGATGCGGAGAACACGAAGCTTGCGGGGCTGCCGACGACTGCGGTGAGCAAGACCGGCGATACGATGTCCGGGGATCTGACGGTATCCAAGGCGGACGCCACGTTCACGGCAAGCGCCACGTCAGGGAATGCAAACCTTGTTGCGCAGATGGGTACCGCGATCGGCGGATTGCGCGCCTCGTCAACGGCGATCGAGTTGGGCGGCCTGAGTGCGCATGAAGTGCGCATCCTCGGGGCGAGTGGGGCACAGCGCATCCTGCTGAAGACTGACGGCTACGTGTACCTAGTCGGCTTGCCAACGTCGAGCCCGGGCGGCACTGGCCGGCTTTGGAAAGACGGCTCCGGCTACCTGCGTATCACGTGACCGACGAATCGCCAAGGAGCACTCCGTGACTGCGCCAGAGCCAGAGCCGACGCACGCGCAGATTCTCGACGCGCTGCGCGCTGCCGGAGAGCGCGCGGCAACACCCGAGCAGCTCGCCGAGGCGGTGCGCGCCGGCCTGCACGCCGCGGCATCCGACCCCCATTTGTGGACCGCGGTGAGTAACGCCATCGCGCAGCATGCGCGCTCGGAGGCTGGCGGCTGGCTGCTGGGCGGGATGCGCAAGTTCGTGTCGAAGATGATCTGGTTCGTGCTGTTCGGCTCGGCCGTCTACATGGTCGGCGGCTGGTCCGCGTTGGCCGCGCTGTTCAAGGCCCACCCAGGCGGGCAGTGAGCGATGATCCCGCGCCCCACGCTCCCGGACGGCGAGTCCCTGTGCCGCCCCAGCGGCCACTGCCCGCGCAAGGCGCACTGCCTGCGCTGGCTTGCCGAGCTGGGCGGCAAGCACCGGCTGCTGAGTGATTTCAACTTGTGGGCGGCGGGAGGCGAGTGCGAGCGCTTCATTTCGGCGCAGGAGTGGGCGCCTGAGCCCGCGCCGCGCCAGGTCAAGCCATGGCCGTCCACCTGACCCCGGGCCTGCTGCTGGCCGCGATAGGCTGCACGCCCAAGCGCGCGGTGCAGTACGCGCAGCACCTGGCCGACGCCTGCCGCGCCTACGGGATCGACACCCCGCAGCGGCTGGCCGCGTTCTTGTCGCAGATCGGCCACGAGAGCGGCGCGCTCGCGCACGTCGTCGAGGTATGGGGGCCGACCCCGGCGCAGCAGCGCTATGAGGGCCGCGCCGACCTGGGCAACACCGAGCCCGGCGACGGCAGCCGCTACCGCGGGCGCGGGCTGATCCAGACCACCGGCCGCGCCAACCATGCCGCGGTGCGCGACCGACTGCGCCGCCGCCTGGGCGCGGACGTGCCCGACTTCGAGGCCGAGCCCGAGCGCCTCGAGGAACCGCGCTGGGCCGCGTGGTCCGCCGCGGACTACTGGGACCGGCGCGGCCTCAACGCGCTGGCCGACGCGGGCGAGATCGAGCAGATCACGCGCCGCATCAACGGCGGGCTCAACGGCCTGGCCGACCGCCGGCAGCGGTGGGAGCGTGCCAAGCAGGCGCTGGGCGCACCGCAGCCCGAGCGCCAGCCGCCGGCGCCGATCGAGACCATCCCCATTCCGCGCGACACCACGCCGCGCTGGCAGACGAAGGAGAAGCCCATGGCATTGCCCGTGATCCTTAAGGGCCTCGCGTCCGTGCTCATCCAGGCGATGACGCCGCTGGCCGCCGAGAAGCTCACCAAGGAGATGTCGCGCTACACCGACGACAGCAAAGTCGCCGAGCAGATCACCACGACCGTGATCGAGGCCGCCAAAGCCGCCACCGGCCAGGCCGACGCGGTGCAGGCGGTGGCGCAGGCGCAGGCCAGCCCGGACGTGATGCAGCGCGTGGAGGACGACGTGATGGCGCGCGTCGCGGCGCTGACGCCGCTGCTGGACCGGCTGGCCGAGCTGGACGACGCGCAGCACCGGCGCAGCGAGGCGTCGCGCGATGCGGCGGCGGCGCGGGCGCGCACCGAGGCCAAGGACCTGGACGAGTACCTGACGCGCTCGCTGCTGCGGCTGTTCGCCGGGGTGCTCGTCGTCGGCGCGCTGCTGACGGCGGGGCTGGCTTACCTGGGCGTCGACGTACAGATGATCGTCGGCGCGCTGCTGTCACTGGTCGGCCTGGTCGGCGGCAAGTTCAGCCAGCGGTATGACTACCGCTACGGCAGCAGCTCGGGGAGCGCGGCCAAGGAGGTTACGATTGCGGAGATGTCGCGGCGGTAGAGGGTGGGGGTGCTGCGGCGGAGGCGGTTATGGGCGCAGGGGTGCGCCCATAACCGGTTATGGGCGCAGTTTTGCGCCCTAGATTGCGTTAGGCGTCTTGCGCACCATGCCGCGCCTCCGCATTGCAGATCGGGCAGCCGCCGTGCTTCAGACGTTTGTTCTGAGGCTTGCTGACAATCACCTGCCTGCCCGCCCACAGTTTGCTTTCGGCGCCGTGTTTGTTGCACTGGACGCCGTATCGAATTTTTGCCTTACCTCGCATGTTTGTGCTCCTACGTTGGCGCCGTTCACCGGGACGACGCCTAACCCGTCATTCGAGCGGACCCGTTCCGGGCCGCTCAATTCCCACGTTAGGCCCCAATGCCTTGCGCAGCGCGTCCACATGCTCATCCATCAGACCGTTGGGGTCCCACACGCCGCCGCGCACTACGGTCCACGCTGTCACGCAGCGCTGTGCAATTCTGCGCCAACCTTCAATCTCAAGGGCCAGGTTGCGGGCGTTGTTCGCGGCGCACGCTTTGAGGTCTTCGTACTCGGCGTGCTTCTGGTCTAGTGCCGCGTTCACCTCGCCCAGCAGCACAGCGCGGTGCGGCGCGCGGCCTGGCCAGCAGTCATCGCTCTCAGCCGCCTGCGTCCTCGCGTCTGCCTCGTCCTTGCACAGCATGGCAACGCCGTCGCGGTCCAGGCAGTACCAGCGTGCAGCGTGCGCTTGCTCATATTCTTCCTTGCTGGCGTACAAACTCATGCTCATGTCATCTTCTCCGGCCACCAGGCCTAACGGTCGGTCAAGCGGAGGCGCCACGGCGGCCTCCGCGCTTCGGTTACTTGGTCGCGGGCGCCCCGCGTACCTTTGCGTTAGAAACCATGCTGCCACTCCCCGCAGTTGGGGCAGTACATCCCGGCTGGCGTGGCGTAGAACAAATCGTTCCCGCAGTTGCAGTGCCAATGATCGCCGCCGACATTGACCGCGCCGAGATACCGGCCACGCTCAAGCGAGCAAGCCGGACACTCCATCCAGACTGTCCCGACCGGCGCCACCGCGACCCACTCGTGTTTGCAGGCCAGGCACACAGCCGCGCCGCTAAGGTGCGGCTCTCTGTCTGCCTTGGCTTGCGCGAGGTCTATCACCGTCATGGTTTCTAGCCCTGCGTTCGAGCGGACGGCCCCGGAGTACCGGGTCCACCGCTCAACTCCACGTCGTGCCGCTTCATCGCCTTGTCCACCGCGTCGCGCAGGTCGGCGCCCTGAATCGTCAGCGGGCAGTTGTCGGCCACGATGTCGATCAGCGTTTGGTTGTCGCCGTCGCTCACCATGTCCACGGTCAGCGCGGCCTCGTCCAGCCAGCGGAAGCGCGCGGCGTCGGCCATCGCGGCATCGTGGTCGGCCTTGGCCTTCTCCATCCGCGCCAGCATGTCGTTAACGCGCTGCACGCCGGCCTGATGCTCGGCCTCCTGCTCGTCGGTCGCCATGCGGTCGAAGCCCGGCAGGCTCAGCGTCCAGGCCAGGTTGTGAATCTCGTCGGCGGCCTCGCGCAGCAGGGTCGCCATGTCGCCGCTTTCAGCGTCCCATGCCTCGGCCTCGCGCCGCAGGCGTGCCACCAGCGGCACAACTGGTTGGTCAACCGGCCTGGCGCCGGCAAGGTCGTTGCTCATCGCTGCTCCTCGCGGCGCAGCACCACGATGCGGTCGCCGGGGTAGAGCCACGCACCCACAGTCACCCAATCACGCCGGCCGTCATCGCGGCCGTACTCCGCGAGGACCTCAACGTCGGCAATCAACGCGCGCATGCGTTCCAGCGCGCGGGCATCGTCGCGCCGTAGCGCGATTAGTCGCTCGATCTCGTCTGCCATACGCTGGATCAGACACTCACGATGGTCGCGCTCGCAGCCCTCCCAGTGCGTGCGCTGGGTGTCGTCGATCCGACTGCGGGCTAGTTTCACAAGGTCACTCATTGCTGCCTCCAATTCCATGTGCGCGCTCCACGGCGCGGGCGATGCGAAATGATGTGGTTCCGGCTCGTGCAAACGGTCCGTTGACGCGAGCTTCTACGATGCACTGAGCAACCTGCTCAGCCGTCAGCGGCTTGCGCTCGGCCGGCGGGGTGTTAAATGGGGGCAGAAACCCTGCGTCAAGCATCAAGGACTGAACGGCAGGCGGGACGGCTCGAAACTGATGACAACAGGCTGGGCAGATGACTTTGGTGTCGTCTGGCGCCACCGGCTCCACCTTCTCCGCTGCCTCGATGGCGGTGCGAAGGGCTGCGACCGCCCCCCGCGCCTGATTAAACGAGGGCTTGTTAAAGTCGTCCTCATCCATGCCCATGTGCGTGAGCATCGCGGATAGAGCCGTCAGCGCCTGTCGCGCTGCGTCGAGTAGGGTGGTAGTCATGTCTTCTCCTTCAGTGCGCGGATGGCGGCGGCGCAGTTGTGAAGCTCCGCAGAGAACGCAGACGCGGGATGAAACCTGTTGCCGCGCTCGTCGCACACCTTCGCCGCATCCTCCAGCGCCTGTTGTCGGCATTGCTGGCCGTAGGCGCGCACCCTGGACCGAACTTCGTCGTTCGTGAGTTGCAGCCAGTCTGGCAGCGGTGGAAGGTTGTTACTCATCCCGACCTCCCGCCCGCTCTGGCTGGCACAGCGGGATCATCTGGTCGATGGTGTCGCGCAGCGCTTGCCACTCATCAGGGTTGATCTGGATCTTCCCGATGTCGACCCTGCCATGCTGGGCCACTTCGACGAACTCGCCGGCCCCCTCTTCGACGATCCGCACGTGCGTCGTCAGCTCACTGGTCAGACTTTCGTGCTCGGGCAAGACTGCAATCTCGGTTACGCGGGTGATGTACCTCATCACACAACCTCCCACGCCGGCACCCACTGCGGGCGCGGCCTAACGTTTGCAACGGGATCGAGCGCCATGGGCCGCGTCGCGCACTGCTCGCGCTCGTGCAGCTCCTCCCACAGCGCGACCATCAGCTCGCGGCGTGTGCGGCGCAGACCGAAATAGTCCTCCAGCGCGCACAGCGCCTCGCGGCCGTGCAGCTCGCGGGCCTCGCCGATGGGGATCATCGCGATCCCAGGAACTCGTGGTGCCATCCGCCAGGCCCCTCGCAGCGGCTGATGACCTTGCCGGTAGCGTCGCTCACCATTCGCCATTTCACCGGCCTCTTCGGATCGTCGAGATCGCCAAGCACCTCGACCGCCTCTCGCGCTCGCCGCGTGGCTACCTCGTCCAGCCCGCGCAGCACGACGCGCCAGGAGCCATTTGTGTTCAGTTCGAGTTGCATGACTGCTTCCTCCTCGCCATCCAGTCCTCGGTGATCGCCCCGCGCCCGGCGACGGACGGGTCGGCCAGGCGCGCCAGCGTCACATCGAGCGCGGCCAGCTCGTCCATCTTCCGTATCTGCCACATGATGCGCGTCCCGTGCCATCCTCCTGCGCCACGGTGGCACGACGGGCACAGGGCTACCGTGGTGTAGTGCAACCCTTGCCTGATGTGATGCGCCTCGCTCGGCCCTGGCTCGTCGCATACGCTGCACGGCAGTTCCTTGACGCGCTGCATGTGCGCCGACGCGGTGCGGCTAATCGGCGCTTGGTTCTTCGACTTCATGATCATGCACCCATTCCATGATCTTCGACAGCGGTCGCGGCATGTCGGCCCGCATCCGCCAGCGCAGCGCGCGGGCATCGGTGCGTGTGTAGCGCTGTGAGCAGATCTGCCGCTGGGAGCCCGTCGCGTCCGATAGCGTGTCAAGCGGCGTTTCGAGCAGCGCGCGGCGCAGGCATGCGGCGTCGGCGCCGATCAGCGTGGCATAGAGTCCGAACGCAGTGCCATCCGCGAACAGGAAATGCAGCGCGGCCAGTGCGCGGGGATCCTGATTCTGCCCGGAGCGTGATTCTGTTTTGCTCGGCGGCCGCCCGGCATCCTTGACGGCGGAGGCGATGACGGCGGCCAGCAGGTGCGCGCAGCGGCGCGATTGCTCGTCGATCGTGGCGCGCGTCGAGGTCAAGTCAATCATGGCTGCGCGTCCCATGCGCCGATGAAGTCGATCAGCTCGGAGCATTCGCGCTTCGACAGCGCACTGGTGCGGATCGGCACCATGTCTACCCCGAAACCGTCGAGCGCCGGCACGATCTGCACGCGCTGGCCGGTAGCCCGAGCCCAAGCGCTGACGAGCAGCCGCTTCCATGTTTCGACATCCCAACTCTGCCCGGCCCACTCCCGGCGCTCGGCGATCTCGCTGATTAGCGCATGGAGCGCTGCATTCTGTTCGAGGTTGCGGCGCGGCTCGCTGACTGTCACGACGTAGCCGTCCGGGGCCTCGGCGACAGCGCGGGCTGCGCGCGCGCGAGCCTCGGAGTGGACTAGATGGTAGGTGCGTTTCACGGTTGCGCACGTATCCGGTTATGGGCGCAAAACTGCGCCCTAGATTGCGTTAGAGCCTTCGTGAATAATCCCGGCCGAGTAATGCGCCCAGTCGTAGTTATCGCTCGGGGCAACCCACTTAATTTCTCCACTACTCATGGAGTAGCCGGCCCGCTCGTCGGAGACATCGGCGGGTTCTGTCCAAGGCGAGCCGCAGCAACCGCAGCCGCCAATGGCAATCCCATATTTCCTGGTCAGTGCAGTAAGCTCAAGCAGGAAGTCTTGTTTGCGTTTCTGTTTTTCGTCCATTTCTTTCTCCGTAGTGTCGCCGGCTCTAACCCGGCGCTCAAACGGGACCGTCCGCAAGCGGCCGGCCCCTTAGCTCTGCGTGAGGCCTCACGCTGCGACGGGCAGCTTCTTGCTCTTCAGCGCTTCCAGGTATGTGCGCAGGTCAGTGGTCTTCGCACCAACCGTGTACACGCGCCCCTGAAGCCAAGCGTCGCAGCAGGAAACCGCCC